GTGATGGTTCTCCGCCCAATGGTATTTCAATAGTAGGCAGTGGCGATGCAATGCCACTAGACGCAAATGATGGAGAATACTACTTGAGAACAGACTTTACTCCAAATAGACTGTTCAAGAAGCAAGGCAGTAAGTGGGTTAAGATAAGCGATGACAACAAACGTATTTGGAGTGCCGCCAATAAAATACTCACATCATTTGTTAATAATGATAATATAACTACTAACACAGACGGAACTACTCAATCAGAAAAATCTAATATGAGTAAGGCTGTAAAACCTAAGGCAGATTAATATGGATTATTTCTATGACGCACAGTTAAGAAGATACTTGCTACAGTTCATGAGAATATTCAGTGGCTTTCAAGTTGCAGAAGGTGTACGCAACGGAACCACACATTACAATAAAGTACCTGTTAGATATGCAGATATGCAACGTATGGTTGCACACATATTAACAAAAGGCTCAGAGAATATGGTTAACAGTACACCGTTTTTGGCTTGTAACGTTACAAGTTTACTTGTTGCTAGAGATAGAACACAAGATCCAATGCTTGTTAGCAAAGTACAAGTTGCTGAAAGACAATTCGACACTGGTAGTGCATCATATGGGTCAGAGAAATTTCCAGGTAACCTGTATACAACAGACAGATATATGCCTGTGCCTTATAACTTAACAATGAACGTTGATGTATGGAGTGGTAACACAGATCAAAAATTACAATTACTAGAACAAATTTTAATTTTATTTAATCCTAGTATACAATTACAGCAAGGAGATAATCCGTTAGACTGGACAAGTTTATATGAAGTAGAGTTAACAGACATACAGTGGAGCAACAGAAGTGTTCCTGCAGGTGTTGACGAAACTATCGACGTTGCTACGTTGACATTTATATTACCTATATGGCTAAGTCCTCCTGCTAAAGTTAAAAGACAAAAAATTATTAATACTATTATTACAAACATTTATGATACAGGTAGTATCGGTGATTTAGAATATAATCCAGACATGTATGACTTCTTTAGAACATTAGATACCGATTTTGAGTTACACACAATATCACCTAACAACTACGAAGTTGAGCTTGTTGGTACCGAAGCAAAATTATACAAAGACGGTGGCAGTGCAGAAGCAAATTGGAACGACTTACTGGAAGTACTGTCTCCACAAGGTTCGGGCACAGCAAATGCAAATATAAGCATAGACGACATACCGCTAACAACAGCAAGTACATTACAACTTAACATATCAAATAATGTAGACAACGATAATACGCTTATAACAGGCTTAGTATCTAGAAACAGTTTAGACCCTTCTAAACTAGTATTCACACTAGACGCAGATACTTTACCTTCAACAACACTAACAGACGTAACAAGAATTGTCGATGCTTCTAAAAACTATCCAGGTGACGGCACATTAATTGCCGCGGCAACTGGGCAACGTTATTTGCTCACATCTGAAGTACAAGGAAATCAATGGGGCATTACAGCAAACACAAACGACATCATTGAATACAATGGCACAGGATGGGTAGTATCATTTAATGCTTCTACATCAATTAACCAAGAAAGTGTTCATTATGTTAAAAACTTATACACAAACAAACAATACAAATGGGAAAACGTCCAATGGACAAGCACATACGAAGGGAAGTACAACCCAGGGTTCTGGCGTCTAAACGTTTAGATAGCGAAAGCATACTTACTAAACTTAACCCTATGACCAACTTATCAAGACACAACGGAGTAAGTGCCGCCGGTGTTTTGTTTCTATCAAAATCTACTGGCAGGTGTTTATTTCAATTACGCAATTCAGATAAAAAAGGAAAACACACTTGGGGGTTTTGGGGTGGCATGATGGATCCAGGTGAGACCACATACGACACAATACAACGTGAACTTAACGAAGAAATAGGTATTGTCCCCGAACTAAAAAAATTAAATCCAATCGATGTATACCAAAGCAAAGACAAAAACTTTATGTACTACAGTTTTGTGTATCTAGTTGACGAAGAATTTATACCAACACTTAATCATGAGAGTGCCGGCTATGCCTGGGTAGACATAGGGCAATGGCCTAAGCCGTTACACTTTGGAGCAAAAAGTACACTAGCCAGAAACAAAGGCGTTAATAAACTACATACTATCCTAAAACTTAATTCCTGATAAGTACTAGCATGTCAAAAGATATTATAAATTTTGATTCTATACGACTGACTACAGAACTTAATAAGTTTAAACTACACAAGACTATTCCAAACACTTTTTTAGATGGCACGTTCTCGATATTAGATTTAAAAGAGAACTATAACGACCTTTCTGCTAAACATAAAAGACTAGCAGATAGATTAATGAAAAAGTATGATGTAGAAATTAGAGATAGTGCAGACGGCTTAGAAAAAAGTATGTTAAATGAGTATAGAGGATTTGTTAAGAACCAGCATTGTAGAGCAGAATGGTGGGTGTATCCTGCCGTGATGAAAAATTACAGAGTAAATATAAATCCTGTTAGGGCTGTGTATTACGAAACTATAGAAATGATTAAAAAGTTTAACAGTCACAGTGTACACCACGGGTGGTTATATGACATTGTTACTGATAACGAATGGCATCAACGTGTAATGAAAGCGATACTGTCTGACAGAAAACGTGTAGATAAAATTATAAATTTTTATTTGCCACTGTACGAGTCTGCTGGATTAGAAGCACCGATAGAGTTAAAACACTTGCAAACATTACGTTCTGATTTACTTGACTATGCAAACTTATTTACTACTGTTAGGACTTGGTCACCTGACGACTAATTATTTACTTGTGGCTATAAATACACCGTCCCAATCTTTAGGCAGTGTTTGAGTCTTTTGAAATTCGCAACGTTCAATCCACATATCATAATAACCTTTCATCTTGCCTTCGAAGGCATCATGTAGTTGCTCACATAATTTAATTGCTTTATCAAAGTTTTGTTTACGATATTGCATGTGCATATCTTCGTGCATTTGTTTTGCTTTTGCATACTTACTTACTTTAATATCAAGTACTGTGTATATTTCGATGCCCACAGTCTTTCCTTTTACTGCTAGGTCATCTACTTTAAGATAAAAGAAACTATTCTTTGTGTGCTTGTAAGTGTCTCCTCCCACTAACAACAAGCAACCATATTCCTTACACTTACTTTCTATTCTCGCGGCAGTACTAACTGCGTCTCCGAGTATGTCATATGAATGTCTGGCAGTGGAGCCCATCTCCCCAATATAACCGAGCCCAGTATTAATACCAGCACCCATACCAACTGGCGGTCTACCTTCTTTAACAATTTTATCATTGAATTCCTCTACTGCTCTAAGCATTAATAGTCCTGTCTTCACAGCACTTGCAGGATGATCTGGATCGTCCATTGGTGCATTGTGTATGTGCATACTTGCATCGCCAATATACTTAATAACCATTCCGTCTGCATCAAGTATAGGCTGTGTAATGGCGTCCATGTAACCATTCATTATTTTTGTTAGTCCTTGAACATCATCACCAAAACTTTCTCCTAGTGGGGTGAAGCCACGCAAATCTGAGAAGCATATACTAACTTCTTTTTTCATACCTTGTTTAATTAGTTCTGGATTTTCTTGCAACATTCTAACAACTGTAGGTGAGGCATATCCGGCAAATTGTTTTTGTATCTCTGCTCGTAGTTTAAACTGTACCCAGAAGTTATTAAAACTTGCCTGTGTAAATATTAAAAATGTTGCTATTGCAGGGTATGTAGCATCAAATAAAACTAAGTTTGCTGTATAAGAATGTACACTATAATATACAATTCCCCCTATAATGCTTACTGTAGTAAACAATCCTGCCCATATAGGTAACTTGTATATTGCTAGAGCAACTAATACCATGCTCAACAACGCACACAGAAGCTCGTACACAGCACTTAATTCATTCCTGGTAATGTTACTACCGTCTATAAAGTTTTGTAGCATATGAGCTTGTATTAGTTGTGGGTAAACGTTGCCGCCCGGAGTGGGAACCGGATTAGCAACGCCTTCAGCACTTACTCCCACTATTACGAACTTTCCGCCTAAGTCAGGCAGTTCACTCGCTGTTACATACTCGTGTTCTTCAAAAGTATTATTAAATCTTATGTAAGCAGAACCTCTAGCAGATGTAACTATTGGATCAAACGGAGGCACTGCAAATTCTTTTATACCTATTTCGCTAGTCTTTAAAATATAACTAGGCTTGCCAGTGTATGCTCTTAACATCTCAATAGCAAAACTAGGATATATCTTTCCCTCTACTCCTATTGCTAGTGGGTAAGTTCTTGTTTGGTTATCTGGTTGAGGCTCTGTTGCTACTACCCCTATACCTGCGGCTACACTTTCTAGTGGTTCAATATTCGTTACGAGATTCGGCCATGTCAGCAAGTAATTGGTAGCGGGTACTGGGCCTATTGTTGCTGTACCAATGTGCGGACCTGAACTCCTTGTCCCTTTTCCAGATGGGGTCTGGGACAAAATCACCCCGTTGTCTGACATCCAACTTTGTAAAACTGCGTCCCCGCCAAATCGGTCCTGCTCTGGAAACATAATCGTTAAACCAATCATTCCAGCGTTTTTGTTCCTCAGATCTGATATCAGTTGTGCTATGTTCTGTCTCGGCCATGCCCATTGTCCCCATGTTTCTAAACTTTTTTCGCCAATGTTTATTACTACAACTTCGTTGCTTTGTTTCTTTTCATCTAATTGTTGTAATGCGTCGAATGTTTGGCTACGCAAACTTTGTAATGGTGTAGGATCAGCAACTCGTAGTGTTGCCAATAGTAATATAGATATTGCTACGGTCCAACCGCTTAGTAACCATTTCATTAATATATTTATCGAATCTTGCTACACGTGGGCAAGTGTTTTGCGTCGGACCATACATCAAAGTTATTAGCAACTACGGCTGTCATCATGTAATTTGCCCCTGCTAAATCTTCGTCAGTTATCGTTTCGTACTTATTAGTATACCACAGTGCAGGAGCAAGTAATAGTACTTTCAGGCGGATTACATCGTTTACAGTAGGTGATTTGCCGAGTATAGGATTAACTTCTTCTACGCAACTGTATTGTAATGCTCTTTCAGTTGTGTACACATCTAATACTTGTAACGCATAGAACACTGACCATGTAAATTTAGATGCTGGTTCTTTTAATGGTGGTAAGTTTAAGTTAATTGTGTATGGTTGATAATTATATGTAGGTTGATTAACTTTGTCTAATACTGCTTGACTGTAACAGCAAGTACTGCCTGTATTAATGAACTGAATTTGGCTTTGAGTTAAACTAATAGCATAACTAGGTAAGGAAAGTAAACTTATAATAACAAAAATACACCATTTCATAAGTATATTTATCAAAAAAAAAGCACACCTGAGTGTGCTTTCTTTATTCGCATTCCTTTGGGTTTTTTGAACAATACTGCATGATACTTTTAACTAAAAATTTCATGTCTTGTTCTGAAATTTCTTCATCTGCCTTCCTAGACGATGAAGATTTTACTTTCCCTCAGGCTTTTCTTCTTTTTGCAATTCGTCGGTTTGTTTATCCACTTCTGTGGCAACAGTTTCAATCACACCACCAGCCGCTGTAGCCGCCGTTGCTGTAATACTAGATACATCGGTTAAAACTGCTTGACTTACAGTCGAAACAGCATTAACGGATCCATCTACTACA